TCGAATGCGCCTTCAAAATCATCTTCTGATATTACATTCGTTTTAGCCCGATTACTCCGATTTGGAATAGTCTGAGACTGTTGTAATTGTTTCTGTCTACGTTGCTGTGAGTCGTTATTCGGCTTATGCAAGGTAGATTTAAAGGTGTTAAGCAGATAAATATTATCATCTGCTGACTGTGAACCCATTAGGCTTTGTACTGCGCCTGGTTGTGAGTTTAACCAAGCGGCATACTCAGGGGTTTGCACTATCTCACGCCAGTCATTGTGCGCGGCATCAAGTCGGCTTCGCTGTGATTCAATGTACTGTTGTTGCGCTTGTTCTTTCATGGGTGCAATTTCACCCTTGATCGCTTCAATGGTTTGCTGATGTTCGCTTTTAAGTGAATTTAATCGCGTCTCAAATGCACCGGCAATATCTGGGTAATCTTCTTTTAGTGCATTCCATTCATCTTCTGACACACCGGGTTTTTTACCCTCAGTGCTTTTAAACTGTTGCATCTTGCGCAACTGCTCTTCTTGCTCTTGCAACTTACGCTGTAGTGCGTTCTGTCTGCCTAAGTCAGAGTTATACTTATGCTTCCATGTTTCCGCTTCTTGTTTGTACTTGGCCAGTTCGTCCGGCTCATCTTGCTCGGCTTCTTCTTCACCTTGATCAACTTTTTCGCTTTCAACCTCTGCTGTTTCGGCTTCTTCAATGTTAGCTTCAACTTCTTCGGCATTATCGTCATGCTGTGATAGCTCTGCATCTTCTTTTTTGCCACCTGAAAACTCAGCAAAGGCTTCGTCTAATTCTCTATCTTGATCGGTTTCGTGATCTGTCATATCTACTCCATAAGCGGCTAATGCGGCTCTTTATTTATAATCGTCGGTAATAACGACTGTAGGTTGTTGAGGGTCGGCTAGCTTTAATAAACGTGATAACAGGTCTATCTTGCCTCGCTGACGCTCTGATTGTTTATCTTGAATAAGGGCTGATACGGCTTTGTTATGCTCGCTTTCTACAAAGCGTTTGACCTCTATCCATGTGAGGCTGTTCTTATCAACCATAAGTGTCATACCCTTTATATAAGTTCTGCGCTTTAAGCCTAATCTCGGTCATTTTATTGTTGATTTCAGCGGCTTTGGTATCGCGCTGAGTTTTATCCTTGGCTAATTCAATCTGCAAGTTACTCACTGCTTTAGCGTTTTCAATCTGGCCTTTAGCTTGCAATTCGGCAATCTTCAATTCTTTAGCGTCAATAGCTTTTTCTTTTTCCAATACCCATTTTTGCTCAACTTCGTACTGCTGTATTTGCATTGAGAGCGAATCTTTTTGCGCTTGACGTTCACTGTTTTGCGCTTTTAGTTGCAATTCGCCTTGCCTTACTTGTAATTCTTGCTGCTTAATCTCAATCATTGGATCGACTGGCTGCGGTTGCTCGGCTGCGGCTTGTTGATTCTGCTGTATTACTTCGTCAGACAAAGTGATGTTGGTGTATGGCACTTCTAATGCCTTGGCCATTTCTTTGTCTAAGCCTTCCCAATCTCTGCGCATAGCTAAATCAGGATTGTTTGCAGACAGGTTAGCAAACAACATTAGACTTTCTTGCTGTTTCTCACGCACTAATAACGCTGAGCTACCCCGAGCTTCAATACTGTAATCGCCTTTTATTTCGTCTTTGTCGTTAAACTGCATATTCCAGTCATAAAATCGCGTAATAGTGCGCTGAGTAATATCATCATCCCAATTTTTAACGGCTCTACGTAGCACAATGTTGGCTGAGTTCATCAGCATTGCCATACCGCTTGAAGTCTTAGTAACGTTAGATGATTGCTCACCTTGTGCGATTAACGGTAGGTTGGTTTCTTCATCGGCTAGTTGTCGTGCCATTTGGAAGATATTGGCGTACTCGCCTTGATGTGATCGGGTTTCAAATACCCCAAAGGCTTCTTGTACAGAGCGATTTTCATCATTCAGGAACCATGTTTTCTTGGGTCCTATCGTCCATTTTCCATCACTTGGCGTAACCAATGCACGATTCACAATGATTTGGTCTGAGACTGCTTGTCCGGCATTGTCTAACATCATGCGCCATGCTGTGTTAATGACTTTCTGCGGGTTGCGCATTAAATACGGCACACCGAAACCAAACACACTTGAATCGTCTTTCTCCCAATTAAACACTGAATAAGGTTGTTCATTCGTGTCTAATGGGTTGATAGCGACCTTTAACACATGGTTATTAGCAAAAAACACCACCGCTTCTATTTCATCGTCAAACTCGTCTATCTCGTCTTCGTCTAACTGCTCTGCTGCTTCTAATGCAGTGAGTAGTTCAGACTTAGAGATGGGGCCGTGATATTCCCAAATTTCAAAGCGGTTATCTTTACCAATGGTATTAACACCGGTAATGCTGCGTAATTCATCTTGACGGTCTTTAGCTATGTCTACCCCTGCGCCTTCTGCATATACTGCGCGTATTTGCTCATCAATTACACCTGGTAACTTGGCAAACTCACGCAATTGACGTTTAGTCATGCGGTGACGCTCTAAAATATATTCAGCATCTTCAATTTTACTTGCTGACATGTCAGGGTAAAAATTCCACGGATCAACACGCTCGATTGATGCGCCTAGTTTTTCTTCAATAACTAATTCATTGCCATTCGGCCCATTAAGCCAGCGCTTTTTAGTCTGACCAATTACCACTGGCCCTTTTAATACGCCTACACCCAACAAGGCTGCATCGTGTATGCAATCTCTTGCTTTGACTTGATAGCGAGACTCTAATAGTTGATCGTCTATCTCATCTTGCATTAACTCTGCTGCTTGATCTGCTAATTCAGTTTGCGAGGGTTGTGCTATGGGTTGACCTGTTTGCGGGTCAATTTGTGACTGCTGTTGTGCTACTTCTGGTACAGGTGTAGCTTTGATAGCCCAACTGCGATCATCAGTAGGAAATAACATATCTTGCAATCGCGCTTCTGCTGCATTGGTTTTATTGCGCGTGATGTTGACAAAAATACTAGCTGTATCGGCTGCTGCTAGCTTGCGTTCTTCTGTATCAGAGTATTTACCGTGATACTGCCGTAAATCCTCTATCCAACGTTGCTCAGTGTTTGACTTGTCTTGCACCGCTTTTGATGCAAGCCCGGCTAGCTTACTGGAAAATACTTGTAGGTTTTCAGCAAGTTTTAGCTGATATTCTTCATCCATACCTTGCTCGTCCAGTTCTTCATCAACTAGATACTGTTCATCTTGTTCTTGCATTTAATATCCTGTTGCTGCGTCTACGCGAGTGGAATGAGTGTCGATTGGAATTTTTTTCTTGATAACTACGGGTTCAGCGAATGTTAGCGCTAATGCTTCAGCGCAATCAGGTGATCGCATTCCTCGTTTTTTCATATGTTCTTTTGTTTCTAGCACTAATCTGCTGTTTGAATCATACGTGTACTGAGGTACGCCCATATCAGTGAGTAATTCATCATGATTGGGTATCATTACGGGCATATCACCCTCTACCCACTTTTTCATTTCACCCCACATTTCAGCACGTTTGTTTTTGTACTTAAGTGGATCAAGAGCTACGCCACCAAAATTCACCGGCACAATAATATCTTTGTAGCCAAGTTCAATCAGCCTGTCCACTACACCAGCACCTAACCCGCCCACGTCTATTGCGACCTGTGCTGGTTTTTCTTCGATAATAGCTTTATGTACGAACCCGGCTAATTCCATTAGCGAGCATTTGTTGAATGTTTGAATGTTGTAGGCGGCTCTATTGCGTCTACGTATGATTGACGCTCTATCGTCACCATAACGAGCCGGGTCAACACCTATTTTAAGCGGGCCGGTTGCTAGCGATTTGTTTACTGCAGCGGCTTCTATTGCGCCCGTGTCGATTAACTGGCTAGTATCGGATAGAGGAAATTCACCTCTCACTCTGACTCTGTAAAAATCTGAGTCGGAGCCGTGATCTAACTCCCACTCTGCTAATTTTTCTTTGTTAGTCATCAAACAAGTACGTGAGTCAATCTTGCTACCTGACCATCTGTGTCGATATTTTCTAAAACACTCTCTGAAACGTCCAGTGTTTCTTGTTGGATTGCCAAAAACAAACCACATGGCGCGGGCTGTAGTCATTGCGCCTTCTGCGACTTCCCATATTGAATCAGCTACGGCTGAAGCTTCGTCCATAATCATTAAGACGTGTTCAGCATGTAGCCCGGCAAATGCTTCAGGATTATGCTCAGACCACGGGATTGCGTCTAATCCCCAGGTTATTTTATGTTGTACGTGACAAAAGCGGGTAGCAGACCACTCAAACCAAGACTGGTTAATAGATCTCTTGTGCCAAACCGCTAGCTCTCGCCATGTTTTAGACTTTAGCTGCGACTGAGTGTTAGCAGTAACCCAACCAGCTAAGTGCGGCCTGGTAGACATTGCCCAAAGTATAATCCAACTGGTTTCAGCACTTTTGCCAATACCGTGACCGGATGCAATGGCTTCCTGAATGTTAGTATCAGGCTTATCCCTGAATGCTTTGCCAACGCGATCTAATTGTTCTGACTGCCAAATGTCCGGGCCAGTGAAATCTTCTAATGCGCCGGGCTCCCCCCAGGGAAATGCGTATAAAACGTAACCTAATGGATCGGCATAGAACTCAGCAATATCTTGAACAATTTGCAGTTCCGGGCTTTTTTCACTCATATTATTGTTTGTTACGCGACTCTATGCGTTTTCTGGCAGCGATTAGAGGGGAAAGCATGTCTATTTCACCCTCTATCTTCAGAGATTCTTTAAACGCCTGAATATCTACGTGCTTGCCAAGATTCTCAATCGCCTTGTTTGCAGCAGGCCCGTTAAACTCGCGCACTTCTACTGAAATTGGCACACCATCTTTATTGATTAGTTTTTTAATCGGGGCCAATCCAGCACATTGTAAGTAAAGTTGGTGTGATTGCTGCTTGATATAAAGTGCGTCAATTAAGTCTTCTTTAGCAACTTTCTTTTGTGTTGCTTGTAAAGCATTTTGAATGCTAACATTTACTAACAATCTAGCTGCTTGTTCATTCGCAGTCTTTTCGCTATACCCTGCTCGTATTGCAGCTTGAGTAGCGTTTAAATCTTTAACATACTCAGCAACAAACTTTTTTTGTTTTGCTGTTAGTTTATTCACTGTTTATTCACTTTAATTAATATATTCCCGCTATATACGACACTTTTATTCAAATATGCAGAATTTATGCGCATTTTATTCACTACTCAACCAATAAAGGTTTTCAGGTGATACTTTGTGAGCGTACTTTGAATCGAATGCATATGATGCGTGAGCTACTAACTCAGAGCAGAACCACTTATCCGGGTCTTGCACGCTCATGTGAAGTAAGCCGCCCCATAATCCCTTTTGATCGAACTGTTTGCCGATTAAGTTGCGAGCTATTTCTATGTCACCTGGTATACGTCTTATCTTTGTTATGTCATAACGTTTTTTAAATGCTTTGATTAGCGTTTTCTCTACACCTTTACCGCCTATTGCCTCGATAACATAATCGCCGTCTATTACTCCAACGTGAGACCATTCAGACCATGTATATAGTCTGATTATCTTGCTGATAAAGTTAGCGTTGTTACGAGCGAATATTACTTTCATTAGTGTGCCAGTTGATTAATTATTTCTTTGTGCGCGGCTTGAAACGAGTTAATAGATAAATCACATTGCCTTTCAAAGTTTTTAAATAACACTCGGTTGATCACTTCTGAAATCGGACTAGCTTTGTCGTGTGCGCTTATGTATTTAACTTTTGCGCCTATCAGTAAATCTTCAATGTTGTGTTTAGCTGATAAAAAGATTACATCAATGTGGTTTGTTCGTGAGTCAGCTTGCAGTTGGTTACAGAGCGTTATACCATCGATATCCGGCATCATAAAATCAAGAATCGCTAGTTGTGGTTGATGCCTAATTGCCGCTGTCATTGCGTCTTTACTGTCATTGATTGCTAAGAATGAGATCCCCTTTGATTCCAATGCATGGGTTATTGCTTTCATGCTTGAAAACTCATCTTCTACAACAATTACTTCTAATCTACTCACTTTTGCCGCCCGGTAAATTCATAGCTAAATTAACAATTTGACGATGCAAACTATCAGCTAATACAACAGCCTGCTTTGATTGCTCCAAAACTGCTGCTTCTAATTTCTCAACGTCTTTTTTTAATTCGTTTCTGTCTGCATGTAAGCTAAATAAAAACCAAATAACCCAGCCTACACCGCCTAACATTGTTATTGATACGCTGATAAACTCCCAATCTAAACCTAACAAAACTTCCCCTTAATTACTGTCTATTTTGCCGTCACTAGCGAAATCAAAAGCGAATTTTAAAAGTAATAATAAAGGCCCTATAAAAGCGCCCACTACAACACCGTGACCCGTTGAGATTGTTTCTACTGCTTTAATCCAGTTGAATACTTCTACTGTCATGTAACCAGAAAAAAACATAACTATGCAGCTAATAACTCTTGGAAATGTGCTTAGTTTGGTTATGGCTGTCATGCTATAGCCACTTATCAACTAGCTTGTCGAATTGCTTTGATGAGCGCTGAGCAAAATACCAGCTTACGGCTGTAGCGGTTAGCCCTGTAATCATTAGAATAACGATTTTATATAGGGCTATTACTTCCGTCTGTGGCAATGTAGCCAAGCCGCCTGTTAATTCTTCTAGTGAAGTTAAAATTAAATATGTTTGATACATCAGAACGCCTAAAATCAACGGCCTGATAAATGATTTGATTGTTTCGCCCCAAGCGGTAGTTTTTTGGCTGTTGCTAAATGCTAGGGCTTCTTTTTTATCTACTGCTAATTGACCAACCACTTTAGCTTCTTCTATCGACATTTTACCAAGTTCAATTTGTGACTTAGTGTTAGCTTCAATCATGGCTCTTTCGTGTTCGAGCTTCATTTTTAGCGTTTGGCTTTCTTCTTTCTTGTTAAGCCAGCCGAATAGAGCGCCTAAAACAGAGCCAAAGCCTGCACTACCTAACAGTTCAAGTATCATTGCCATTCACCTGTCTGCAATTGATCCGCTAATTCATGCGCTCGTTTGCCCACTTGCTCGGCATAGCGACTGTTTAATAGTTGTGCTGCAGCTTCGTCAAAATCTTCATTGATTAACGCTATTAGCATGTTTTTAAATTTGAGTAGTCCATTGACGCCTAAATTGAATGCCATATTGACTAATACTGCTTGACGGCAAGGTGTTATATCCCTGAAATTTTGAAACCTGCGCCTTAATTGTTCTTCAAAATATACAATGTCGTTATCGAGCATAAGAAGCGCCTCTTCTTCTGTAATACCCCTAGCTTCTAAGTTTCTGCCTACGCCAATTGTTAATTTGTCTGAAGTGCATTTATATGGCTTTAGCTTTAAGCCCTCATGATCAATTAGTTGGCGCTTTAACTGTTCGTAATTAATCATAATAATCTCAGATATAAAAAAGCCCCGACGAATCGAGGCTAAAGGGAATAGCAGGGAAACTCTCACGATAATTTCTCGCGCTAAACGAAAAAAGCCCCGATGAATTAACATTGGGGCTTCGTGTTAATCGCAAATACTGCGACTATGGGAATAATCTACCTGTTTTTGTTACCCTTGTAAAGAGGTTTAAATAGCTAAAGTATTTCTTACTGCAATAGTGAGGTAATCACCTTCAGTCATTGGCGCACCGTCACAATCCAAAACTCTGTCATCTTCTGTGATTCCAAATACCTCATTATCAATTTCGGTATCAGTTCCGAAGTCATGACCATTCAACGTGTACCAAGTT